ATGAACACTTTGAGCCAAGGCTTGAAGTCTCCTGCATTAGGCAACTTAGTCAAAAACTACACACAAGATGGAGCACCTTATGGCCCGCAGTTCAGTGAGCAAGGAGTCCCTAACCGACTCCCCGACATCGCAAGCCAGCAACAACTATCAGGAGGTGTCCCTCCTGGCCAAGAACTTCCCGGTGGAACCCCACCCCCCCTCGGATGAGATCGTAATTACTGAAGCTAATCCTGCTTTTGTAAGAGCCCCTTGGGTTGCGCCTTTACCTGCACCTGTTGTCACTTATGACAACCCCCAGCAAATCACCATTAACTAACCATTGCTACCACCACCATGCCTGAACCCGTAACGATTAAGACGCAAGAGTCGCCAGCATTATCAGCTGAAAACATTGCGTTTCTTGAATCAGATCAGCAAGAAGATACTGGCGGAGAGGAGAGCCTTCTCGCTGGCAAGTACAAGTCTGTTGACGAATTAGAGAAAGCGTACAAGGAGCTGCAGTCTCAATTCAGCAAAGACCGCAACGAGCAAAACGTAGAAGAACCCAGCGATACAGAAGAGGCTGAGCCAGAAGGCGAAGCTCAACCTGATACGCGGGGAGCAAAGGAGATCTATGGCGATCTGATTGGCAGCAGGCTTGAAGAAGCAGAGATTGATTTCTCTGACATGAATAGCCGCTGGCAGGAGTCAGGCGAACTAGCCAAGGAAGATTATGCCCAGCTAAATGAAGCTGGCTTCTCAGCCGAGATGGTTGACGCTTACCTTGCTGGTTTGAACTACAAGGCTGCTGCTGATTCTCAAATGAATATGCAGCAAGTTAATGATGTAAAGGCTGTTGTTGGTGGAGAGAAAGAGTACAACGCAATGGTTGAATGGGCGGGCGCTAACTTAAGCAAAGAGGAAGTTGACGCTTACGACAACATTGTTAATACTCAACCATTAGCAACAATTAAACTTGCTGTTGCTGGCATCTACGCCAGATACACTGGCACTGCTGGTCGTGAACCAAAACTGTACGGTGGCCGCAAACCTAGTAGCGAAGGGGATGTATACGAGTCAACAGCACAAGTTGTTGAAGCAATGGGCGATCCTAAGTACAAGTCAGATCCTGCATTTAGGAAGAAAGTACAAGCCAAGCTAGGCAGATCTAACGTCTTTTGATTTATGGCCCTGGGTTACCGGGGCCATTCTTTTGTACTATAGTTTGCGCACCTAGACCCACTCACTGATACGACGGCCCGTTGCGACGGACACCCCCAGTGGATGAGGAGTTCAAGGTCGGGGAAACCTAACCCAACAACTCTTGGAAAAAATCAATGGCTGCACCAAATTTTGACGCAACGCGCTTAGGTCTAGTTAATAACGCTGGCGGCGGCGCTTTTGCCGGCGACAACGCTATGTTCCTAAAAGTCTGGGCTGGTGAAGTCCTGACTGCCTTTCGTAAGTCCACAGTATTTGAAGCCCTTCACAAAGTTCGCACTATTAGTTCTGGCAAAACTGCACAGTTCCCCATCATTGGTTTGAACTCTGCCAGTTACCACACACCTGGCAACCAAATCATTGGTAACCAGCAGAAAGTTGCTGAAGCTACCGTCAACATTGACGACAAGCTGATCAGCTCTGTGTTCCTGCCTGACATTGATGAAGCTAAGAACCACTATGACGTGCGTTCTCAGTTCTCAGCTGAAATGGGTAATGCACTTGCTTACACCTACGACAAAAACGTAGCTGCTGTAATTGCTAAGGCTGCACGTACCGCCACCAACTTCAACACTGATCTCCCCGGCGGCACCCGGATCAAGATTGTTGCTACTTCTAAAGCTGCAATCACTGGCGCCCAACTGGCTACTGCATTATTTGCAGCAGCACAGAAAATGGATGAGAACAGCTTGCCTGAAGGTGATCGTTACTGCTGTCTAGCCCCAGCTGAGTACTACAAGTTAGTACAAGAGACCACTGTTATTAACCGCGATTGGGGCGGCCAAGGCGCTTATGCCGACGGCACCGTGCTTAAGGTTGCTGGCATTGACATTATCAAGTCCAACCATTTGCCTACCACTAACCGCAGTGCAGCAAGTGGTGAGAACAACGCATACGATGCTGACTACACCAAGTCAGTAGCGTTGGTATGGAACCCTATGTGCGCAGGCACCGTTAAGTTGATGGATCTCAAGATGGAAACCACTGGTGGTGACGTTCATGCCCTATGGCAAGGTACGTTCATGGTTGCTTCTATGGCAGTAGGCACCGGGATCTTGCGTCCTGATTGCGCTATTGAAATCCACACAGACGTAAGCTGACACCTAATCAATCAAACTTACGGCACAATGGGGGCATTACAGCTCCCATTTTTTTTTAGAGGTACGCCATGGCATTAGCTAGGTCTAGCTTTTTAGAAGCTGTCAACCGAGTACTACAAATGATGGGGGAGGCCCCAGTCAATAGTCTTAACGGTCAATTTGGGTTAGCGTTACAGGCTCAAGATACGTTGAACGATGTAAGCCGGAGGTTGCAGTCGGAAGGGTGGTCATTCAATACTGACAGGGAGAAATTACTGCAGCGCCATGCCACAACAAATGAAATTGATTTAGGCCCTAACGTCAGCAGGGTTGTAATTGATAGGTTGCGTTACCCAGAAGTTGATGTTGCTCAACGTGGCGGGACACTGTACGACAGACACAACAATACCTATACGTTTACTCAAGACTTGTACGCTGACATTACATTCATCCTGGAATGGGAAGAGCTGCCAGAGTACGCAAGACAATACATAACTGCTAAGGCTGGCCGTCAATTACAGGAAGCAATCCTTGGCAGTGCTGATCTGACCAGGATAAACCTAACGGCTGAAGCGGAAGCGAAAGCGTTGTTTATGGACGAGGAAACTGTCGTGAATGACCACAGTATGCTTAGTGGTAATCCCAATCACAGTGGAGTCATAATGACGTATATGCCTGCAGCTGCCCTCCGCCGTCAGTAATCATGCCACTGATCAGTAGCTCAATTCCTAACCTGATTAATGGGGTAAGCCAGCAACCAGCGGCTTTGCGTCTTGCTTCTCAAGCAGAAGAAGTCGTTAACTGTATGCCAAGCCCAGTTGAAGGATTAAAGAAACGGCCACCTTGCTACAACCTTGCCAAAATTATTAGCGGAAGTGCCGGTGCAGCGAGACCTTTCACTCATATCGTTGATCGTGATGGCACGATTAAGTACTTAGTATTCATTCAAAGCGGTGCCTTGAAGGTATTTGGATTAGATGGTTCTGCTAAGACTGTCACCGCTACCACAAACTTTAATTACCTTACTGTTGCTGGAGAACCAAGTTCAACTTTTAGAGTAGCGTCAATTGCTGACTATACGTTTATTGTTAACCGCGAAAAGACCGCAATCATGGCGGGGACGTTATCACCAAACTGGGGCACCAAAAGCATGGTGTTTATCAAGACAGCTGATTACGCAACAACATATTCCATCACTGTTAACGCAACTACGGTCACAGACACAACCGCAAACTCAGGCAGCCATGCACCAAGCAATGTAACAATTGCCGCTAACCTTGCGGCTTCGTTACAGGCAGCTTTAGGTGCAGGTAATTTTACGGTAACAAGTACCGACTACATTGTCCGTATTACCAAGGTAGACGGTGGGGCGTACACACTTAGCTCTAAAGATACCCGTAGCGGCCAGATGACAATAGCAATTAAAGGAACGGTTGATACATTGTCGGACCTACCTATTATTGCTGAGCATGGGTTTACTGTAGAGATCCAAGGCAGCCAATCCACTGGCCTAGATAACTACTACGTGAAGTTTGAGACCAATACAGGCAGCGGGTTTGGCCATGGCATTTGGCGTGAAACGGTAGCCCCAAACATCCCGTATTTGTTTGATGGAACGACAATGCCGCATGTGTTGATACGCAATGCTAACGATACGTTTACCTTTGAAACTTTCCCTTGGTCAGGCCGAGTAGCTGGTGACGTAGACACCGCCCCTGACCCAAGCTTTGTTGGCAGCAAGATTCAGAACCTACAGTTATTTAGAAATCGTTTGGCGTTTCTAGCTGACGAGAACGTAATCCTGTCTGCTACTGATTCCTACGACCGCTTTTGGCCGGAAACAGTGCAAACTGTTATTGACAGCGACCCTATTGATATTGCAACAGGCGGCCAAGAAATTAACTTCCTTGTTAGCAGCTTGGCTTTTGCCAACTCGTTGTTGTTATTTAGCCGTCACAGCCAATTTCGGCTGGATACTGGCAACGTTGCTGCGGCTTTGACACCTAAAACAGCCAGCATTTCGTCTCTTACTACTTTTGAGATGCTTGATTCGGTTGACCCTATAGCGTTAGGCCGTACCATTTTCTTTGCTGTACCTAAAGGTGATAACACTGGCGTGCGGGAGTTCTTCTTGCCAGATAGCAGCGGCCCCGCCCCTGTGTCGGAAGAAGTCACGTCTGCTATTCCCCGTTATATCCCGAACAATATATGCGCCATAACTGCGACTGTATCGGAAGAAGGGTTGGTGCTGCTTAGTAAGACCCAACCAAGGCGAATATACTTGTATAAGTTCTTCTTCCAAGACGACTCTAAGTTACAGTCAGCATGGTCGTATTGGGAGATGGAAGGCGTTAAAGAAATAATTGGCGCTGACATTCTTGACAGTGATTTATTCTTAAGCGTTCAATATGCCGATGGGGTTTACCTGGAACGTGTCTCACTGCGCCCAGAGACAGTTGATGCTGGCACTAACATTGAGATCTTGCTGGATCGTAAGACAACAGAAGCTAGTTGCACTGTTGCGTTAACAAACTCTGCCGGTCTTGACGTTCAATCAACTATTACTTTGCCGTATCCAATCAATAACACTAGCTCAATGGCGGTTGTAGGGCGCTTCTTTGCAAACAATACAATCCAGCATGGCCAGGTGTTGATCCCTATTAGCCAGACATTGGCAGGCGGTGCAGGTGGCAATGGCACCTTGGTTGTAAGAGGCGATTTAACCGCAGCTAAGTTTTTTGTAGGTGAGCTGTACGATCTTCTGTACGAGTTCAGCACTCAATACATAAAGGAGCAGCCACCTGGCGGGGGCATTGCAATTGCAGCAGGACCTAAATTGCAACTGCGGACATGGACCATGATATTTGATACCACCTCAGCGTTTGAAATAAAGATCACGCCAAAGGGGCGGGACACTAACACTTACCCTTACAACGCAATAGTGCCTGGCGATAACTTGTTGCTGGGTTCCCCTGGCGTTGCTACCGGTAGGTTTAGAGTGCCGGTAATGGCCGAGAACATAAGCGCCGTCATTCAATTGGCAAGCAGCAGCCCATTGCCTTGCCGTTTTCAGTCTGCCGAATGGGAAGGGTTTTATCACACCAGATCACAACGACTATGACCCCACCTCTTAGACCCACAGTTGTAACTGATATTGCTTGGATAGCAGGCCGGATGAGAGCGGCTGATGTTGCTGAGGTAAAAGCCAATAGCGGGCTGGAACCACGGGTGGGGTTGCTGCATAGCTACATGAAAGGCAAACCATGCATCACAATGGTGTCAAGTAAAGGAGAACCATTAGCAATGGGCGGTGTCGTACCAGACGAACTCAATAGCCGGGTAGGCCAAATATGGTTGCTGGGTACTGATGCGTTGGTGGAGAATACGACTAACCGTATGCGGTTCCTAAGAGGTTGTAGGTCTTGGGTAAATGCTATGCACCGTGAATACGACGTGCTGTGGAATTACATGGACGCTCGTAATGTTGTGCACCGCCGTTGGGTTGAATGGATGGGGTTTACCTTTATTGCAAAACGGCCAGACTGGGGAGTAGAAGGTCGTTTATTCCTGGAGTTTTGCAAGGTGAACCATGTGTGATGCAACCAGCGTTGGTATTACAAGCACCGTCATTGGGGGAGGGCTCAACATTGCTGGTCAAGCCAGCTCATATCAGCAAGCAAAAAGCAATGTCGCGTTTGCTAATGCCCAAGCTGACATGGATTATTTCCAACAACAGCAAGACGTTGATGCTGCTAACCGCCAAGCGCAACGGCAATATTTCCAAGCACAACAAGAAGAAGCTTATTCCAACGCGCAAGCAGATCGACAGTATTTCCAAGCACAGCAAGACACTGCTTACGCTAATGCCAGGGCAGACCAAGATTACTTCCAGGCGCAACAAAACACGGGGTACGTTAATACCCAAATTAAACAACAGTACTTCCAGAACCAACAGAATACAAAGTTCGCTAACGCTCAAGCCGAACAGCAATACTTTCAGGAAAAAGAAGAAACAGAGTACGCTGATTTTGCTGCTCAGCAAGGTTATCAATACCAGCAAATGCAAGTTGCAACTGCACGAAGTTACGAAGATTTACGGTTTAGTCAGCAAGAAGCATTGATACAACAGACAAGGCTAATAGCCGATAGCGCTTACGCTAACGAAGTGGGGTCATTAAATCTCAGGTTGATGCAAGAGCAAGAAGTTGCTGCCCAACAGAAGCAACAAGCAGGCATACAAGCGATGGAAGCTAGCGGTTCTGTAAGAGCTGCAGGCCGAGTTGGGAATTCTATTGAAAGCTTAATTGCTAATTATGAACGCCAACAAGCGCAATTTGATTTTGCGACTGATCGCAATCTGGCGTTTGCAACAGCTCAAGTGCAGGAAGAGAAACGCGGAGCTGCTGCTACTAGAGGCTCCAGAATTGCTAGCCAGCAAGCTTATATCAGGCAGCCTATTCTTGATCCAATGAAACCACTGGCAGCATTAAACCCAATGAAGCCAATACTAGCAATTGCTCCGTTACCGCCGATACTAGCGTTAGATCCACTCAAGCCCATCCAGGGCATGGCGCCAATTAAACCTTTGCGAGCGATGACTCCTATGGCACCTATCCCAATGGCAGCTCCAATGAAAGGGCAGAAACAAGCCAACCCAAGCGCTACACCGTACATATTGGCCGGTGCTGGCGAATTTGTTAAGACTGCCGCGTCTGTTTATAAGCAGTCTCGATAATGGCAAAACTTAGTACTGGTCAAACCACTGGCAACATCCCCGGTTCTGAAACCGCGCAACGTTTACTTGGTGGTCTTGCCCAGGTAGCTAGTGCCGGGGCTTTAGCGCAGGAAGCAATAGCAACGCCTGCTCTTAGAGCCCAGGCAAGGCCTGTAGATACGTTCCAAACAATTGGAGCACCGACTCTTGGGGGTCCGACAAAGATACCTCAGATGGCTGCATTACCTAACTTGCCGCGGGCACCGGCATTGCCAAGGCCGACTGAGATGCAAGGTGTGCCAAGCCTTCCCAGTTTGCCAAGCCTGCCAAATTTACCGCGCCTTCCTGGACTGCCTGGGCTTATAAGTTT